CCGGCGCAGCACCTCGCGGGCGCCAGTCCATTGCCCCGTGAGGTCGGCGTAGGCGAGGTCAGGGTGGCTCTCGTCCTTGCGCGCCACCGCGTCCTTGCACGCCCTGACGTACTCCTCCACCACTTGCACCACCTCCTCGTGGGTGTACGTGCGGCTCATGACTCGTCCTCCGCTGGCTTGCTGGCGAGCGGGCACCACGACACCCGCGTGGCGGGGTTGTTCTGGGGGCACTTCTCCCACGTACAGTCCCCGTCGCTGTCCGCGTGGCACGTGTTGTCGGGCAGGCTCCGTGGCGGCTTCGACTCTCCCGGCCTGGACCGGGGCTGTGACTGCGCCTGCCTCATCTCATGCAGGAGGACATCTCCCGTATCGACGTCGCACCCAAGACACTCAGGCTCTGGCCCAGTCGTGGGCGCGTCGAGGCCGAGCACGTGGTGGACGGCGGCGCGTCCGAGCGGGGCATAGTGCTCCATAGCGATTCCACCCGTGGCGATGTCGCGGAGGCCGTCCGCAGCGGCGACAGCGCGCCCGATGCCCTCGGCGTCCTTCGCCCGCGCCACCGCCGCGCGGTACTTCGCGGCGGGTTTCTCGGCGTGGGCGAGTCGGTGTCGAGCGATCTCCACGTACTCCCCGGACTGCTCGACGCCGACAAATTGGAACCCCTCTTGGAGTGCAGCGACGCCCGTCGTCCCGGAGCCGGCAAACGGGTCCAGCACCAGGCCGGCCGGCGGCGTCACGAGGCGCACCAACCAGCGCATCAGCGCCACCGGCTTGACGGTGGGGTGGATGTTCCGCGCGCCTCCGGTGCGTCCGGCGCCCGCACGCGGGTTGTTCAGCCCGGCGCTACCGTCCTCGCGATCCGTGGCCTCGCCACCGGAGCGCACGGGGAGAGATTCACAGCCTGCGTCGCGCTCAGAGCGTGAAGCTTTCGCGACGTAGAAGAAGCGAGAGGCGCCGCCGCTGTCCCCCGTGTATTGGGTGTCGTCAGCGCTTCCGGCGGCGGCTCGGAAGATCTCGCCGGTTGACCGCCGGGTGTTCTTCTGGCCGCTCCCGCTCTTGAGAACTCCCGTCTGCGCATCGAGCGCGGCTGCGGCCTCTTCGTCCAGGACGACGTTCGCGGGCCAGCGTCCCAATGGCTGGGCATACTCGCGGCCGGTGACACCGAGCACACCACCCTCAAGGCTTCCGCTATGCCCCTTCGACGTCTCAGTCGCGTAGGCCCCCCCGTTCAGGTTTTCGGTAGTCGCGATCCGGCACCCGTCGATGTTGAGCGCACCCGTGCCCCACGCCTGCACGTTCGCCGCGACGGTGCCCATCAACGGCTTGCGTGCGAGGATGATCGGCTCCCACGCTGGCTTCAACGCCGTCCCCCAGCCCTCCCACTGTCGGGCGGCGTCGGAAACGGGAGCCCCTTTCTCCGACCGCGCGTAGTTCGCCGCTGACATGGCCATATTACCTGAAAGCACTTCACCGGCTTTGCCGCGCCAAACCCCCGATGCCTCAAAGCCGGCCAGCAGCGTCGCCAACTGCTCTTGACGGGCGGGCGGCGGAACATGGCCACCGTTAACGTAATCGCTGACGCTCGACGCTGAGGGCCAACCGAGTTGTTTGGCGATGTCCGCCGCTGAGAGTCCGGCTGCGGAGATTGCCCCCCGTAGCTCAGCCGCGAGGGCGGCCCAGTTCCTTCCTCCGGCTTTGTCAAGCGCCTTGCTTACGTCCAGCGACTTCGGAAACCCGCTCCCGTAGAGCCACGACAGCGTGTCGCGGATCTCGAAGCCGGCGTCTTCGATCGCACAGGCGATGCGGTGGAACGTTCGCGAACCGCCGAACGCAAGCAGGTGGCCGCCGGGCTTGAGCACACGCAGCACTGCGGCCCACGTCTCGCGCCTGAACGAAACTCCTGCCGCGTCCCACGACTTGCCCATGAACCCGAGTTCGTACGGCGGGTCCGTGACGACGGCGTCCATGGACGCGGCCGGAAGGCGCTGCATCGTCGCAACGCAGTCCGCGTGCACGAGGGTCCAACGGGAAGCGCGGTGGATCGTCATCGCGCACCGCCCTTCGCGGCGTCGTAGGCGGCGACCAGTCGGCGTGCGAAGCCGAGCGTGAAGACGTGGCCGCCCATGTACGCCGTCTTCGTGTCATCGGGCTGGCTGGCGTCCCAGAAGTCCACAAGCTCGCGTGCCCACGGGACGAACGGCCCCACCGCCTCCAGCAGTCCCTGGGGCCCGGGAGCAGACCGGGCGGCGTCGTAGGCGGCGCGGAGCGACGCGACAGCGGCGTCTCGCGCGCGGAGGGCCGGCACGACGTCATCGGGTTGACCGGGCCGCTTCGTCGCGTCGAAAGCCTCCAGCACCTTGGCCACCGCCTCCACCAGCGCGGGCGGGGGCTGGGAGGCGCCGCGCAGCACGCGCTCGGCCCAGTCCACCATCGGGTGCGGGCCCTCCGCGTCCTCGCCGTGGCTGGCGCGGTAGTCGTCCGCCTTCGCGCGGATGGCCGCCTCCAACTCCTTCACGCGCGCCTCGGCGCGGACGAGGGCAGCTCGGGCGTTGTCCTTGAGCACCTCTTCGACCTTGAGAACGTCTCGCCAGCCGCCCGGTCCGTTAACGGCGAGGTCTGACTCCCGCTCCAGCGTGGCCACGCGCTCGCGGAGGGTGGCGGCCTTCTGCCGGGCCTCGTCGCGCTCTGCCTCGGCCTTGGCGAGGCGCTCCAGCAGGGCGGCGACGTGACGGCTCGGCCTGTCATTGTACCCAGGCCCCCACTCGCCAGCCCACAGCAGCACTCCGTGGATGGCGTAGCGGTCGGCCTCCCGCTCCCGCTCCAACGTCGCAATGCGCGCGATGGCGCGGTCACGGTCCGCCGTGACGTTGGCGAGCGACTCCTTGAGGGCGTCACGCTCGGACTCGGCCTTGGCGAGGCGCTCCAGCAGGGCGGCGTGCTGGGTCACGACTCGCTCAACGGTCGTATACGCACCATCCATGCTGGTGGGGTCAGCCAACTCCGCGAGCGTCGCAATCTGCTGCGCTCGCCACTCGACCGCACTCCTGAGTGAGTCCGCATCCTTCGTCGCTTGATGCCACGCCGCCCGGACATCAGCCAATTCCGCCTCCAGTCCCGGCACCTTGGCCGCCTCGTCGCGGAGGCGAGCAACGGCGGCGTGGCCCTCCTCATAGGCGCTGCACAGCCCGTGGCGCACCGTCTCGTAGTCCTGCACATGCTGCGGCTTGCTCGTCATGACTCCACCTCCCAGCTCCACTCGATATGGTTGAACATCCAGTCTCGGGCCGCCTCTTCGACGGCCTCCTCATCCAAACTCCCATCCGCCTTCATGTAGTCTTCGCGATACAACTCCAGCACGTCCTCGCACTCCGAGCCGACCATGTTGGTGCTGACGCGTACCTTGATGCGGATGACTCCGTCTCCGTCCATGCGACCTCCTGATTGACGTCCTTATACTGCGGCGCCGAGCATGCGTCAAGATTGGCGCGGGTCTCTTGACGCGGGCTGAATCCTGTGCCAAGGTGCTTGTCGGAGGTGACGAGTGGACGAGAGAGACGACATGCTGGAGAGGGCGCGGGATCTGGAGCTGAGGGCCGCCCGGAAGGAGCGAATGTCCGTGCAGGAGTGGGTGTCCGCGAGTACGGCGAGCGGCCTCCGCAGGGACGCGCGCATGTTCCGCGAGGAGGCGGCAGGCTTGCGCCGCCGCGCGGAGAAGGAAGTGAAGCCATGAAGGGGATCCGCTGGGGAGTCCAGAGGGCGCCGCACCCGTGCGCTGTCGACGTCGTCCACGAGTTCGCCTCGGAGGCCGCCCGCGACGCCTGGGTGGCCGAGAGTCCATTGACGCGGCGCGCGGTTGGCGTCCGTCATAAGGCAGTGCGGCAGTACCGAGATGATCAGGAGGCGCTGTTGCGCGCCAGGGGGCAGTCATGAAGCCGTGGCAAGACGAGTGGGAGTACGACAACGCCGACTCGGAGGTCCGCAGGGTGGGCGGAGGGGTCGTCGGGCGCATCATGGACACCGAGGAGGGGCGTCTGGCCGCGCAGGCGCCCAGCATGGCGCAGGAGCTGCTGGCCGTCATCGCGACATGCGAGACGTTGGCGGGGCTCGTTGCCCCCGAGGCCGCACAGGAACTCGCCATCCGCGCGCGCAAGGCCCGGGAGGTGCTCAAGGACGCGGGGGTCGAGCCGTGAAGCCGTGGGAGCAGGAGTGGGGGCAATTCAACCTCGACGCGCGAGTGGTCACCCGCTCCCATGATGGACTTGTCGTTGCCGACCCTCGCGGAGATTCGCACGCGGAGACGGTCGGCCTCGCTCAATTCATTTCCGCCGCGCCGGACATGGCGAGGGCGCTGATGATGACTGGCGGCGTGCATCATGGCGAGTGGCACGCAAACTCATGTTGGATTGCTCCGTTTCAGCCCTGCAACGACAAGTGCCGGGCGGCCCGCGAGGCTCTCCGCAAGGCGGGAGTCCTGCCGTGAAGACGCCGAATGACGATGCCAAGGTCTCGCTCGATTCCGGATGCGACTCGCTGATCAATCTGATTGAGTCATTAGAGTGGGACGAACAATTCCGCGCATATATGGGGTGGGACGAATGAAGACGCCGATTCTCGTCGCGGTGCGCCTCAAGGGACAACGAGGCCGCAAGGAGTACGCCCATACGGAGCCCGGCAAGGTGACTGCTGGTTTCGAGACGTGGTGTCTTAATCGCTGGCCCCCGAAGGAGGAGGACAAGGCGTTCCGCAGATGGTCCGGATTCGACGGTGACGGGTGGGACAATGGCCCTCGCTGACATCGTCGCCGCGCGCCAGAAGGCCGAGGAAGCGCGTGGAGATGCGTTGGAGGCAGCAGTGTGCGCCAGTGCTGAGCACGCCATGCACGTCTCCATGTTGGCTGAGCGCCTCGCGAAGTCGGTTGAGGGGCTTGGACCAATCCCGGATGAAACGGTCAAGAACCTTTTATTGGCGGTAGCTACTTTCGCAGGAAAGGGGAAGTGAAATGAGGACTGGAGTCGAAGTTGGGCAGGTGCGGATTTCCGTGTGCGGTCGCTGGTCGTGCGAGGTGAACGAAGTCCTGGCGACCGGGAAGGACTTCGTGTGTCGCACCTCCCGGACGAGTGGTGCGAAGCCGGCGCTGGAGATGTTGAGACTGGGGGACGTGTTGACGCGGTATCCCACGGTCGTGCACTCGCCGTTGCCGGTGGACGTGTGAGCAACGCGAAGCCGATCCGGTTGGTGGTGCTGGCGCCTGACGGGAAACCGTTGGGCGTCTGGCCCAAGGCGCCCACTAATTCAAACTGGAGACTCCTCGGGCAGTCTCCGCACGTCAGCTTCAATGGCGGCCCACTTCGACACTGTGAGCGTCATGGCGATGGATGGGCGTTTCGTCTCCGTGAGGGTGAGTTGCCGCCCCATACAATGGAGGAAGCATCATGAGCCGGCTCCTCTTCGCGCTGGTGGATGCCATCTACCTCTCGGCCCGCGAGGAGTCGGGATTCTTCTGCGACCCGTTCGACCATGAGTGCCCAACATGCGAGCGATACGTGCTCCAACTCGGTTGGTGGCGCTCGACGTGGGTGGGCGCGTGAGTTACTCATGCCACTCTGACGGCGACGCCACCCTCTACGTGGGCGACTGCCGGGAGGTGCTGGCGGGCCTGCCGGAGGGCTCCGCGCGAACCTGCGTCACCTCACCCCCGTACTGGGGGCTGCGCGACTACGGGCACCCCGACCAGCTCGGCGCCGAGCGCACGCCCGACGAGTACGTGGCCAATCTCGTGGAGGTCTTCCGAGAGGTGCGCCGGGTGCTACGTCCGGACGGCACCCTCTGGCTCAACCTGGGGGACAGCTACATCAATGCTAAGGGCGCAGCGCATGGCGTCGACCCCAAGCAGGGGGCTCGTCGATTCGGCGTGCGTGTCGTTGACATGCCCCCGCCCCCGGGGCTCAAGCGCAAGGACCTCGTCGGGATGCCCTGGCGCGTCGCCTTCGCGCTCCAGGCTGACGGGTGGTGGCTCCGCTCAGACATCATCTGGGCCAAGCCCAACGCCATGCCGGAGTCCGTCACCGACAGGCCAACGAAGGCCCACGAGTACGTGTTCCTGTTGGCGAAGTCGGAGCGCTACTTCTACGACGCGGACGCGGTGAAAGAGGCGGCGAAGAAGGGGCACGCTGGGAGCAAGTTCCACACGGGCAAAACAGCGGAGCACCAACTCAGGCGAGCCAGCGACAAGCCGCGCAAGGACGACGGGAACCGCAACGCTCGCAGCGTGTGGAGCATCGCCACCCAGCCCAGCGGCATCGAGCACTTCGCAATGATGCCGCCCGAACTCGCGCAGCGCTGCATCCTCGCGGGCAGCGCTCGCGGCGACACCGTCCTAGACCCGTTCTCCGGCGCGGGAACGACGGGGCTCGTGGCGATGGAGCACGGGCGGCGCTACCTCGGCGTGGAGCTGAATCCGCGCTACGCCGACCTCTCCGTGGAGAGATGGAGCCGCGTGCAGCGCACCCTCTTTGCAGCCGGGGCCGGTCGATGAGACTCGTCGCCACCGGGAGCCGTGCGCTGACGGAGGCGCATGTACCGCAGTTGCGCTCCTTCCTCGGCACGGTGTTGCGCGCCCACCTGCCCTACGAGCCCGGGTACGTCTTGCAGGCGCTTTTCAGTGGGGAATGTCCGTCCCGGCATGGCCATCCACGCTTTCGATGGCGGGAGGAGCCAGCCTGTGGTGGTTTGGCGCTGTGCTCATTGAATGGCGTCGCGGGAGGCGAAACATAGGGGGTTGACACATGCCGTTGAAACGTGCGTGCTCATGGCGGGGCACGCATGGGGAACGACAAAGCGGCAATTCTTGCCGCCGAATCAGCACGAAGACGCAAAGAGCGCGAGGAGCGCCGGGCGAAAGCCTTGGCCCTCCTCGCTTCTGGCGTTTCCGCCATTGAGGTTGCGTCTCGGCTGAGAGTCTCTCCGCGCACCGTGCGCGCTTGGCGCCAGGGGGCCGCATGAGCCCCCACCCCAAGCTGATAGGCCTCAAGCGAAGCGCCTACCGGCCATACCGCCAATGGGCGGTAGACTCCCTGGAATACGCGGACAAGCTGCCGCCTGACGCGCAAGCATGGCTTGAGCGCTTCCTCCGCGAGCACTACGACGCAGACACGGAGTTGCTCAACCCTGAGCGACACCTGCGCAAATGCCGCCGCTGTCGCAATGGCGAGCCATGCAACAAGCGCCGAGAGGGCCCTGCCATCCACCGAGACGAGGTGGTGTTGACGGATGAGTGCGTGCTGCCTCGCCGCTGGCGCCGCTGGTGGGGGAAGCAGTTGGAGTTGTGGCCCGCGCTGGTGGCGGAGTGGCTCAACCGCGCCCATGGCGGCGTCGAGGTGGCCACATGGCGCGACTACCGGCGCGAATGCTTCCGGCGCCAAAACTACGCATATGACGACGTCTACTCTCGCGGCGGAGTCTCGCTGTGGGAGGACTTGGAGCGAGTGGAGGCCGAGGGGCTTGTGCCCGTCGTCCGCTCGACGCGAGGGTGACATGGCGAAACACCACCAACAGCCGCAACAGCAGTCTCTTCCGCGCCCCACGGCGCCCCTGACTCCCGTCCAGCCGAAGGACGAAACGGCGGAGGTGAGGACATGGCTTGCCCTCGGCCGCGTCGAAGGAGGCCGTCATGCCGTGGCCTACCTCAAGACGCAAGGGACGCGAGTTGTGGAGTCTCTCCTGTTGAATTCGCGCTATGGCCCCATGCCGTGCAAGGACGCCAGCATGGCGGAGGACACGTGGGAAGAGGCGAGTTACCCCGTCCTCTTCCTCGGCCAGCCGCCCCTCACGGTGAAGGCCGAGACGCTGACGGAGGGCAAGGCGCTGGGCCTCCATAGGGTGGGCGGGAAGACGCTGGCGGTGGAGGTGGAAGTGGAGGGGAGCCGCCTTCTCTCCGAAGAAGGACGCGCGCTGTGGGCGGGCAGCAAAATGGACGCATGGGCGGAATTGACGAGTTACGCCGCTCACAACCTCCTGCCGAATTGGCAGGCCGAGCGGCGCCGCGCCGCACGGAGGAACGCATGAATCATTACCCCGTCCATTTCGTCCATTGCTTCGAGTGCCGACTACCTGTGACGCCCACAGGCAGGCCGTTGGGCGGCGGCACAGCGCAACATGCGGCCGATGCCGTGGCGCGGCTGTGCGAGATGCTGCGCATCGCCTACCGACAGCAGGTGACGCCGTGAGCGCATGGCAACATGCAGGCGCCTATGTGGCGGCCTTTGCCGTCACAGCCATCGGATGTGTCGGCATCGGCTGTGGCGTGGAGTGGCCGGGAGTCGTCGCCATTGGCCTCGCCGTGGGTCTCCTGCTCGGCTTTCGCGCCCTGGAGACGCTGGACGGTCGGCACCGCGCGCAGGACGTGGCGGCCCTTGTGGCGCAGGTGGCCGCGCTGAAGGCCGAGATGGCCAAGGCCACTGAGACGGCTGAGGGCGCGTTGCGCACGGCGCGCGCCGCAAACGAATCCCGCAAGCACACCTACTGAGGGCAACATGGGCGACAACGACGAGACGAAGAACGCTGAGAAGCTGCCGCCCGCGTGGGACCGCAAGGGCGGACTGATTCCTGGGCGCGGTAGCCTCAACCCTGGAGGCAAGCCCAAGTGGGTGAAGGAGTTCCAGATCGTCTTCCGCGACAGGTTGGCACAGCGCGCCGCCGATGTCCTGGAGAGGGTCATGGACAGGGCCCTCAACGTCGAGGACATCGAGAAGGCTGTGAGAGAGGCGGAGGCGCAGAACAAGCCCCACGTTATCGCCAGCCTCGAAGGCGCGCTCAACGAGCGCTACAAGCAGGCAACCAACGCGGCCGGGCACGCTTTGAAGTATATCCTGCCCGTCGTGAAGATGGACAATAAGCCGACGCCCGAGGAGCGGGAGGAGGCTTCCGCGCTGCGGAAGCTGTCGACTGGCGAGTTGCTGGCGCTGGCGAGGAAGCGGGAGAAGGGCGAAGAACACTGATGGATGACTTGACGCCCGAGGAGTGGGACGCACTACGCCACGACGCCATGGAGGAGTTGTGGCGCCGTGGTGAGGTGTGGCCACTCCTTGAGGCGCTGTTGGACCGCGACCAGCTGTCGGATGCGCGCGCCATTTTCGAGGGCTGCGACATCCAGCGAGGACAGTTGCCGCAAGACGATTACGTGCTGGACATCAGCCGCCAGCGCGGCAAGTCGTGGCTGTGCTGCGTGCTGTGGGTGGTGCTGTGCCGATGCCTTTCAGGATTCATCGTCAAGTATTGCGCCCAAGAGCAGAAGTCCGTTCGCGCCATCGTACAGCCCACCGTGGACGCCATTCTCGTTGACTGTCCGCCCGAGTGGCGCCCGCGTTTCGTGCCGGATGACTCGAAGTGGGTTTTCCCGAATGGCAGCAACTGCACGGCTGCCGGTGCGGACAACAAGCAGTACACCGCCCTTCGTGGCCAGAAGAGTCACCTGAACATTAAGGACGAGTCCGCATTCTATTCGGACTATGAGGCCGTGGAACGCGTCCTGGCGCCGCAGACGCAGACGACGAAGGGCTTTGCGATTGACGCCTCCACGCCTCCTGAATCTCCGGGGCACCCGTATACCACGGTAGCCAAGGCGGCGAAGCGGCGTGGGCGGTATTCGCACCGCACCATCTACAACCACCCGCGCATGACTCCCGCCGAGGTGGACTCCTTCTTGCGCAAGGAGGCCGCCAAGAAGGGTCTCACGCTGGAGCAATTCAAGGAGACATCTTACTACAAGCGCGAATTTCTCTGTCAGCACGTCGTGGAAGAGGCGCGCGTCATCGTCCCTGAGTGGCAACACGTGGACGAGTCGAAGGTTGTTGTCGACCACCCGCGCCCGGTGCGGTACACGGCGTACTCCGTTATTGACCCGGGAGAGACGCGCAGCCTCTTTGTCGGCCTCCATGGCTTCTGGGACTTCGTTCTGGGCGTGCTTCATGTAGAGCGAGAGACGGTGCTTCGCTATCCATCCACTTCGGAGTCCGGAGAGGCGCTGGTGGAGGCTGAGCGGGTGTTGTGGAAGGACGATTTGGCGAATGGACGGATTGACGCAATTATCCGCAAGTCAGACGTGGATGTGACGCTGATTCGGGACCTCAACAAGCACCCTTACAACCTGCCTTTCGAGGCCACAGAGAAGACGAATGCGGATGCCGCGCGCAACGCCACACGCGCCGCCATTGCCAGCGGGCAGATTCTCATCAGCCCCAAGTGCAAGGTGCTGCTGCTGACGCTCGACACGGGCATTTGGAACAAGCAGCGAACCAGCTATGAGTTCAGCGAGCAGACGGGCCATGCCGACGCGTGGGACACGTTGTGCTATATGTGGCGCAACGTGCAACGCAACCGCAACCCCATGCTGACGGTGCCCGCGCACGTACATATTCCGGGGCAGCAACTGCCGCGCACGCCCGCGCAGGCGGCCTTCAAGGGCGCTTTCAAGAGGATTGGGACATGAGCCTGGGGCTGCCTCCGCTGCGCATTTCGCTGACGCCCGAGACGCACCGCGCGCTGGAAATCTGGCTGCAAGCCTGCATTGAGCGCGTGGAGCGCGAGGGCCGTATGGCGTCGCTGGAGGGCGGTGAGTACCGGGGCCGCGTCAACGGTGCGAAGAGAATGGCCACACTCCTGTCCGAGACTTTGACGCCCGTGAAGCAAGGCGTAGAGTCGGAACAGGAGGAGGCATGAAAATTCTCGATGTGTTGCCGCTGGGATTGAGCCGAGACAGGCAACTCGAAGACTTCCGCCTCATGGTGACGGAATACGAGTGGCGCTTCTACTATGAGCCACTCGGGTTCCAAACTGGAAGCATCAGCCGCAAGAAGGTTGCTGAAATGCAGCTGCGACTCGGTGGCCGCTTTGCGCTTGAGGAGTGGCTGGAGGCCGAGATTCGACGCGCCTGTGACGTTGACCCGCTGCGCGTCATGCAGATTGCGCAGGTGGGGCCATGAGCGCCGCTGGCTTCTTCAGCGCATTCACCCACGCCGTGGACGCCATTGGACGCATGGTGGAGTGTGAGACGCAGGCGAGCGCTGCCAACTACCACCGCAAGGTGATGGCGGCCTATGGGCAGGTATATGGGCCGCTCCACGCTCGCGAGGTACAGCGGCAAATGGCTGCGATTCTGGATGGCTGCGAGGCCCTTCGGCAGGGGGCGGACCCGTGAACTACATGCAATGCGAGTGTGGCGCCTATCACTTCGCTGGACGCCCCTTTTGTGAGGGCTGTGGCGCACAGCCTCCGCGCCCCAGGTCAACGCATCGGACTGACGCCGACGCGGACCCGGAGACGTCGCCCGATGACTTCTGCGCCGTCACCATCGCCCTGACGGCAGCGCTGGAGGCCAACAACGGGAAATGGGCTGTCGCCTAGTAATAGGAAAAGCATGGCCCTCTCATACTTCGCACGCCTTCCGCCCTACAGTCACGAACTTGGGGCGCGCCTTATGGGCATGGTGGACCGTTGGTATCAGGGACTCCCTGGCCTCCGGGCGTACCAGCGCGCGCGGCGCGTGCGAAACCTTTACTACGGGCTGCCGTCCACGACGTCGCCATTCGATATCACCAGTGTGGCCATGCTGGGCGAGCAGGGCGAGTTGAGCGCAATCCAGGTGAATCGGCTTCACCACCTCGGCCAGCGGCTTCTCACCATGGCGGGTACGGACGACTTCGGCTGGCAGCCCGTGGCCACGAATGCGGACACCGCCAGCCGGGAAGAGGCCATTCTGGCGGGCAGTGTGTTGGAGCATGAGAAGCGCGCCAGTCGTCTCCAGAACCTCCGCCACTCCTTCGACGAGTTGTCGATTCTGGATGGCTTCTCGTACTTCTCCGTCCGGTGGGACCCGAGCGCCGGCCCGAAGTACGAAGACCTCGAAGGGCAGGCTGTCTACGAGGGCCGTCTGAAAACAGCGCCACACTCGTGGTGGCGCACCGTCATGGACGTCAACCGTCGTGACTCCAAACACGACTGGCTGATTCTCACCGAGTTCCACAACCGCTGGGACTTGGCCGAGCAGTATGGGCGCGGCAACCCATCCCTCTACGACAAGCTGACGCGCCTGCCGCCCGAAAACCGCTTCGTCCTCCAGTGGCAGGAGTCGGTTCGCGGGCGCATGTGGGACTTCGACACGGACCCGCAGGTGCCGCTGTATACCCTCTTCCACAAGCCGACGCCTTCTGTTCCAGAGGGGCGCGAAGTCCGCTTCGTCGCGGACGGCACCATCCTCTGGGACGGCCCCTCCGTGTATGGCGAGGAGTTGCCGGTGTACCGCGTGGCCTCGGCCGACGTGGTGGATACGCCATTTGGCGTGTCTCCGCTGGCAGACGTAGTGGCGCTCCAGCAGGTCGTCAACATGATGTTTTCCACGATGACGACCAACGCCGTCAATCACGGCGTGGCCAATATCGCTGTGCGCAGCCAAGCCAACCTGTCCCGCAGCCAGTGGGACGGCGCGAATATCTGGGAGGTGGAGGACCCGGAGAAGGACGTCAAGGCGCTGGATCTCGTCCGCATGTCGGCTGACGTGAAGGACTTGGCGCAAATGCTATTGGGAGAGATGACGACCCTTATGGGCTTCAATGCCGTCTCCCTCGGCATGCAGGAACACCAGATGTCCGGGCGCCTCGCCGCGCTGCTGGACTCCAAGTCCGTGCAGTACGCCTCTCTATTCATCGCTGGCGACAGGCAGGCAGTGACGGACCTCGGAACGGCTGTCATCGACCGTTACCGGAGATTCGCGCGCGCGCCGCGTAACCTCGAAGTCATCGCTGGCGAGGGCCGGCGCTACATGCTGGAGGGCTTCGTCGGCAAGCAACTGGGCTCCATCGCCCGCGTCACGGTGGACACGCGCAACGGCATCATGTCGACGGTGTCCGGGAAAATGGCCTTTGCGGAGACGTTGGTGGAGTCGGGCGTGCTGGAGAACCCCAACCCCCTGCCGCTGCGCGTCCTCACCAGCGTCTACACCCAGGGCAACCTGGACGTGGCCCTGCTGCCCGTCGAGACGAGCGACATGTTGATGGCGCGAGAGAATGACATGCTCGCCCGAGGCGAAATGCCGGTGGTGCGCGCGACGGACGACCACGTCGCCCACATCCTCAAGCACCGCGAGGTGGAGGCGAACCCGAGCGTGCGCATGGACGAAGCAGTTGCTGCCGCCACTGGCGACCACATCAACGAGCACATTGCCAACTTGCGCATGCTGGACCCGGCACTCCTCAAGATTCTTGGCCAGCCTGCGTTGGCGCTGGAGCCCGGCATGGCTCCTCCGATGCAGGACGCCGCAGCCCCACTCCCTCCCGGCAGCATGCCCGCTGAGGGCCCCCGGGTTGATGACGGCATGGCGGGAATGATGGCACCTGACCAACTGCCAGACATGCCAGACATGCCAGACATGCCTGCCCCTGCCGAGCCTCCGCCCGGCACCCTTCCCATGTAAGGAGACTCGCCATGGCTGATACCGCACCTGCCGCACCTGCCGCACCGCCTACCCCAGCTGAGCCTCACAAGCCGCACCACTCCGCCCTTCAGCCGCGCGACCAGGGGAAGTTTGCCGGCGCGCCTGACGCCTCAAAGGCGCCTCCTCAGGGCGCCACGGCAGCGCCCCCCGCGCCGAAGGTCTACAAGTTGGGGGGAAAGGAGTACACGGACCCGGACGCCCTTTACGCCCACGCGCAGGCCGCCCACGCTGCCGCGCTAGAGGCCAAGGCCGAGAGAGAGGCCCTCGCCGCTTTTAAGAAGCAGGCGGAGGAGGCCGCGCGCCGAGCGAAGGAGTTGGAGGCCAAGGCGGCCAACCCGCTGGCGTCGCTGACCGCCGAGCAACGTCGGGAGTTGCTGTTGGAAGAGGCGCGTCAGTGGCAATTGGAGGAGGAAATCCGGAAGATGCCTCCGGAGCAACAGGCCATCGTCCGCGCCCGGCAGGAGTTGGACAAGGAGCGCAAGGCGCTGGAGGCAGAGAAGGCTGAGCGCCAGCGGCAGGCCGAAGAGGCGAAGGCAAAGGCCGAGCGGGAGCGGCAGGCCGCCGAGGACAAGGCCGCCGAGGACCAGCTGCGCGGACATATTGGCGCCAGTTTGGAGGCGTCTGGGCTGCCGATGACGGCGAACAACTTCCTGCGCGTCACGGCGATTGTCCGTGGCGGCCTCGACAGAGGCGTCCTGTACCCCGCCGAGGTGATTGGCGCCAAGGTGCGTCAGCAGGTGGCGCTGGAGCGCGCGGAGACGCTGAAGGCCGCGACGCTGGCGGACCTGCTGACTCCGGAAAACATCGCCAAGCTGGAGGCGATTGAGGACCCGGCGCAGCTGCGGCTGCTGGGGAAGCTGGGCGAGAAGTTGCGCAAGCTCAACCTCGCTGACGCGGGACTGCGCCCCGTCGTCGCTCCTCCGCCCACCCAAGGCAACCTCCAGACGACGGAGCCGGACTGGCCTCCGGGTGACCCGCGCTGGGAAAAGCACGTCCGCGACAAGGTGCGCGGGCGCTAGCCGCTGGCACCGGGCTCCATGGAATAGGGCCGTGTAGAGGTCAAAAGCCTACACACCTTCCTCCATGGAGCCCTCATGGCGCCCCCTCCTCCGGTAATCGACACCAACCAGCTGTACGCGAACTTCAAGGAGATTTACGGGGACAAGTTCCTCACGATGTCTCCGGTGGATCGCCAGTTGTATGACGCGTTCCCCTTCGAGGCTGGAGATGAGCCCGGCCGCGCGTACTACGAAGCCATTCGCATGACGGAGGAGCAGGGTTACACCTTCAACCTGCAAGGCACCTCCAACCGCACGTTGAACCCGTCGATCGCGCTCAAGACGGAGCGCGCCAGCATCATCGGCAACATCATGGAGTTCCGCTCCTCGGTGGACATGGAGGCCATCAAGCGTGGCGGCTCGACGAAGCAGGCTTTCCGCGAGACGATCGGCATCAAGCAGGAGGGCCTGCGCGACTCTATGCTGTTCCACACGGAGTGGACGCTTCTGCGCGGCGGCACGCCCTGTGGCACCATCACCGCCCTGGCGGCGGACCCTGCTGGCAATGCCGCGCGCCGCCTGCTGACGCTCTCCACCACCGGCTACGCTGACGCCTTCTGGTCGAACAGTGAGAACATGCCGATGGACATCTACGACACCACGAGCGCGACCCTCGCGCCGGGTGCCGTGCGGCGCAACACGGTGACGGCGGGAACGCTGAACAAGTTCCGCGTCATCTCGTGGCTGCCCGACACGCGGCAGATTCTCGTCGAGGCGGACCTGAACACGGACTGGACCGCCGTCGTCGCGAATGACCGGCTGTGGCGCACTGGCGCGTACCTCGCGGAGGACCTCGGTATGCTGACGATCTGCGGCATGTCCGGGCAAACCGTCTTCGGCATCTCTCAGACCGTCTATGGCAAGTGGAACTCGTACCGCGACGTCACGGGCGGCCCGCTGACCATGTCGAAGATTCAGCGCGCCATCGCCGGGATTCGTGGCCGCTCCGCGATGAAGGCCGCCTACACGGCGCGCATGCACCCTCTCCAGTGGGAGGCTGTGCACAACGACCTGACGGCGCTGCGTCGCTTCGACTCGTCCTACAAGATGAGCAAGGCCGACGCGGGGCACTCGGAAATCGAGTTCTACAGCGCGGCTGGCACCGTGAAGCTGATCTCCAACGTGTTCATGCCGCTGGACTCGTGCATCATCACCGACGAGTCCACGTGGAGCCGGCGCGGCGTCAGCGACATCGACTTCAACATGCCCGGCGCGGGGGCCGACGGCAACCCGCAGATGTACGTCATCAACCAGGACCAGAACGTCATCCAGTTCCGCGCGTACGGCCAGCAGGGGATGTTCTGCAACCGGCTGAACCGGAACGCGTACCTCGGCAACCTGGACATCCCCGGCACCTGATGCCAACGGGCCCGGTTGAGTAGCGCCGGGCCCTCATCCTCTCCAGGAGACTGCAATGGCATACGGACGAACGGTCATCACGATTACCCACCCCAACGACGACCTCACGCTTCCGAGCGGAACCGAGGCCGGCCGCGTCACCAATGCGGCAGTGGTGTTTCTCGAAAAGAACTACGCTGGCGGCACGCGCACGGGGACGACTGTTGCCATTGGCCAGGGTGGCACGCAAGCCACGGGGACGCTGACGTTCAGCAGTGCTACGGGCACCGTGGGTGCCACCATCAACGGTATCGCCGCGACGGTGACGGCTGCGGGTGGCGACAACAACACCGCGACGCTGGTCGCCAATACCATCAACGGGAGCGTCAACCCGCTGATTCAGGGCATTGTCACGGCGAGTGCCACGGGCAACGTGGTGACGATTACCGCCGTTGCGTATGGTGCCAGCGGCAATGCCGTCACTCTGGCTGCGTCTGGCACGGGTGTTACGGCGTCTGGCGCGCGCCTGACTGGCGGAGTCTCGCCAACCACTCGGACGCTGGTGAGGTGACACCATGGCCCTGACTGCGCAGAAGGCGTTGGAAATGCTGACTGACCTCGAAGGGTGGCTGTCCATGAAGGCCGCCGAGGAGGCGGGCATGGATGAGCCCGACGAGCCTCCCTCCGAGGAAGCCATGGAAGGCGCTGGCGAGTCTGGCGCCCCTCCTGGTGCCGGGGACAAGGGTGTGGGCGTCGTCATCGCGCTCAAGCCCAAGGGTGGCCCTGGCGGCGAGAAGGTGCCTGGGTGTGCCGACTGCGAGGCTGGCACGCCTCACCAGCACATGGGGCGCTGACTCGGCGCCGCAGACTTCGCCCGGCCAGTGCTTCGGCGCTGCGCCGGGCTTTCTTTTTGAGAGGCCACCATGGCACAGGGCGACACCGCCGCACTCCTCAAGTCGATTCGCGGGCACACCCAACTGCCCACGGCGCAAATCACCTTCGACAACGCCACCACTCTGGAGATTGCGACAGAGGAGTTGTACTCCTACTTGCTGCCGACGCTACTCCAGGAGAGGCAGGAGTTTTGGACGGGGGCGCAAGGGCGCTACACCATTGCGTTACAGGAGGGCGTTGGAGTGTACCCCATTCGCCCGCGCGCGGCGGGCATGAAGATTCGCAGCGCACGGCTGCTGGACATCGTCGGCACGCCAACGCCACTGGCCACCTATGAGTTGGAGGACGTCAACAAGTGGGTGCAGGACTCGGGCTACCCTTCGGGCTTGGTGCTGGAGGGCGGAAGTTTCCGCCTCTTCCCAACGCCGCGTGGACTGGCCGGCTGGAGCGTAGAGGTGCAGACGTACCTGCGGCCCGCCGCGCTGGTGGAGTCCATTCGGTGCGCCGTCGTCAACAACATCCTCCCGGTGCCCGCTGGCCAGACGAGCGTCCAAGTCCTCATCAACGCTGACAACATGGACCTGATTTCCGGTGTTGGCACGCTGGACATTGTCCGCAGCACGCCGCCGTTTGAGGGCGTCGCCGTCAACGCGGCGCTGACGGATGCCATCAACATGGGTGGCTCAAGCTACCAGCTGATTTTCGCTGGCACTTTCGACGTTGCCGAAGGGGATTACGTGTGCTTGCCAGACACGGCGCCCGTGGTGCAGGCGCCCCTGGAGTGGCACCCGCTGCTGGCCCTCAAGGTGGCCGCGCGCCAGCTGGCCTCGGTGGGCGACACGGAGATGGCATCCGTCAAGGCAGCCGAGTTGAAGGAGAAGGAGGCGAAGGTAGGCATCGTCATTCGCCCGAGGCGTGAGGATGCAGGCCGAAAGGTGGGCAACGGCACCTCGAAGTGGCGCAGCGGCTGGCCCTCCACGTGGTGACAAGGGGAGTTTGCGTGACTGAGAGTGAACTTGTGTTAAATGGCGGACACCACCATCCCGTGAGGGTTTGTGGCTACCCATTGAAAACGAGGCGCATACGCGTCCCATCTTTCTCGTCCCTGTCCTGCTGTTGGCATGTGGTGCTGCCAAGCCCAAGTGCCCTCCCGTCAACTCCGCGCCGCCGACGACATGCGGTCTCAACCAGACATGCGAAACCGAGTGCGGAATTTGGGGGCCTGAAGTGAGTACCCAAGTATTCGCGGCAAAGGGGCTCTACCGTAGCCCCAACTACGTCTCGGATGTGCCTGCTGGTGCGGCGCTGGTCGCGGACAACCTCGTTGTGCCGCGCCCGGATATCTACGAGACGCACCGAGGCGCGGAGCGTCTGCCGGGCGTGTTCCCGGACGGCGTGGACATCACTGCCATGGTGGAGTTCCGAGGCGTCCTCATCGCCTATGGCGCTGGTCGCCTTGCGCGCTACTCCAGCGGCACGTGGGTTCAGTACACGGGGACCTACCTTCCGCCCGATGGTCCGCTGCGAGATTCAGAAGGGGAGATGCTCCCTGGCCGCGTCATCTTCCACGAGGTGGGCGAAGCGCTGTATTTCACCACGTCAAAGGGCGTCTTCCGTCTGGAGGATCCTCTCTCACAGCCTGAGTTGTCGGGCGTTATCCAAGCGCTTGCTGGAGTCGTCACGCTGTCAGTGGGAGTCGGGACGGCGCTGCCCCCAGAGTCCTCAGTTGCGTTCCGCTATGTCTGGGGGAAACGGACGACAAAAGGGCGGCTGATTCTGGGCGCTCCCTCCGGACGCATGGTGATCTACAACACCAGCACGACCGACGCGAAAGACGTTGTCCATGCGGTTCCGGTCCCTGCTGAGGTTCGCGATGTAGACGGCTATTTCCTGCAAGTCTACAAGTCGCAGACCTTCCCGCTCAATGTCGCTCCAGACGATGAGATGGCGCTGACCTATGAGCGCGCCGTCTCCGAGATGGGGACTGGTTCAGTCTTCACCTTCAGCGACATCGACCCAGAACCACGTGGCGCTGCTGCGTATTTCGCTCCCAGTGTCGGATCTCTTCAAGACTCGAAGTATCGGCCGCCGATTGCTACGGACATCATCACCTTTGGTGGGTCGACAGTCTTTCTGAATGCGCAAGGGCCGCAATCCATCGATCTTACTCTGCTGGGTGTCGGAGGGCCTAACGGCCTTCAGGTCGATGACGGACTAATCTTCCGCTTCGCGGATGGCACTGCCGAAAGCTACTATGGAGCCACGTCCGAGGGGCTTCCGGGCAGTGGCACCTTCCAGGTCTATACGACCGGGACTCCCGCCCAAAACATTGCCGACACGACGAATAGCCTCCTGCGAATGATGAATCGCCGTACCAACGGGAAGCTGTACGGGCAATACTTGTCCACCGACAACGACTTCCCAGGGCAATTTCAGGTGTCGGCACGCACTCTAGATCAGCCTGCGATCATCGTTCGCGCTGGGCAGACCCGGCCCTGTTTCGCCCCTGACCTCAACGTCCTACAAATCCCATACTCTGTGTCCAGGAGTGCTGGCGTTGTGACGGTGACGATGTTTGCCGGGTATCCTCACGGATTCAACGTTGGCGATACTTTCGTATGGAGCACAAACCCGACCGACGCCATCAACTTCCCGCCTGGAGTCAAGACGGTTGCAACCGTCGTCGATTCACTGACGTTCACCTACAACGAGGCTGGCCCTAATGCGGTAGTCGCGTTGACGGGGAGCACAATCATTCGAGACGTTCCAGACGTTGAGACAATCGCATCGGTCTATTCGGTAGCGTGGTCTCCGCTCCAAGAACCAGATGCGGCGCCAGTGCTCCAAAACGCCCAGGCTGGCAACCCCGATTTGCCGGTGCTGCGCGCGCTGCTGCTGGACAATAGCCTCTATCTCCTCAAGGAGGACGGTCTCTTCCGGCTGAGTGGTAGCACGCCCAACACCTTCGCGGTGGACGCCTATGACACGACGGTGTCCTTCCGCTCGCCGTGGGCCTCATGGACGCTGGGCGGTCGTGCCTATGCCCTCACCACAGAGGGACTCAAGGTGTGGAGCGAGTCCGCCAAGCCGCAGCCGGCGAGTGTCTCTATCGAGCAAGACTTGCTCGACCTGATGGGGCAGTTCCCGGACGCCGTCAACAGCCTCTCGTTCGTCGTCAACTACGAGTCGGAGCGTCGCCTCTACCTATGGCTGCCCACGAGCAACGACTCCGTGTCGGCGGACGCGGCGTGGGTGTACTCGTATTTGACGGACACGTGGACGCGATACGTGCAACCAGCAAATACCGCGATTGTCTCGCCGGAACTCAATCGAATGGTGATTGCGCCCCCTGGCTCGCCGCAGCTGCTGCGCGAGCGCAAGACGCGCACCAACGCGGATTTCCAGGGCCCTGACGGTGAGGCGATTCCCGTCGCGTTGGAGTACACGGCACAGGTGGGGGGCAGCCCGCTCGACTCCAAACAGTGGAGCCGCTTCTCGTGGCACTTCGAGGCCCAGACACCTTCGGTGGTGACGGCCTCCTACCGCACCGAAATCACCCTGGACCCACAGGTGGTGACAATTCCCGGAAGCGGCACCGCGTCCTCGGGCATCCTTCAAACGCTGGTGCCACCCGAGACAGCGCGGAGCCAGTACCTCTACAGTCGTATTGAGCATGCGGTGGCCCAGCAGCCATTCCGCTTGCTTGGCTACGTGGTGCGGCACCGCAACTACCGGCAGAAGTGATTTCTTGACTCGCACGGAGAGTCCGGTACTCTCCACCTCGTCACTGGCGTCCTCCCAGTGGCCGTGCGCATCCTAGGCATGCTTCCTCCTGCACAAGGCTGCGGGCTCCACTGGGCAACTGGTGGGGCCCGTAGTCTTTGGGTGTAGCCAACCCAAGGAGGCTGTATGCGAGTCGCTGTGCTGCTGTTGCTGTGTGTGGCGTGCAGTGGGCCCTCGGAGTACGAGCGCGGGGTGTTGACGCGTCCTCCGCCCTCAACGACGTACACCCCGCAGGGTGCTGGCGCGCCCATGCGTGGTCAGCCAGGAGAGGCCAAGCAGGACGTGCCGCGCAGCCCCAACCGGCGCGTGCTGCCGCCAGAGTCGCGCCCTGGCATTTGGGCAGCAGACGAGAATGCGCCTAAACCCAAGCGCAACGTCAATCCCCAGGCCAACGCCAACCGCACCCGCGCGCCCATGGAGGACACTCCAGCCGGGATTCCGGATGCTGCATGGAAGGCGTGCTGGGACACTACCCAGAAGTGCCTCAACAACTACGAGGACACGTCCTACTACTCGGACGCGGACTATGACTGTATGCGCTGGTGGCTGCTGGTGGCGTGTGGCACCTCCGCCAATGGCTTCACAGAGTATCGCCCGGAGGTGGCGCAGAAGTGGGGAGAGGGGTGGGACACTAAGCGTTACATCGACGCGTCCCATGAAATCCGCAGCATCGTCTGCCACTACGTGCCAGACATGCCGCGCCGGCTGAGCAAGGACTATGAGCGCCTCGCAGGCGCATGCATGCCTCAGTGGAGGGCCCTTTTCACCGCGCCTTAGTTGCCAGCGAGTGCCACGAGTGTAGAGTCCGCCTGCCGCCCACGGGCGGACTCACACAGAGGTGACACATGGCAGGGATGTACCGATTCGCAGTCAAGGGCGGTGGTTTCGCACGGGTGGACCCAACGCAGGTCCGCTCGATTCTCCCCAGCGGCGGAGAGTCCTCGGGCTACTCCAAGCTGGTGCTGGATGGAGGGCACTCGGTGACGGTTGAGGGGATGGTCGAGCGACTCCACGAGATCCTCTGCCAGTACACCGTGGCGCCCATCGCGCCCGACCAAACTGAGGAGTCTCCCGTCAGCGTCGGATAGTCGTTCCCGGCCGCTCCACCCTGCCCACAGGCTTCCAGCAGCGCCCCTTGTGCTCCCAGAGGTTGCGGGGGCACGGGGGCGCCGGGACTCCACCATCTGGGTAGGCTGGTAGCACCCAGCACGCTCCGTTGATTTCCACCTCCACCTCACCGCAGGGCGGCCGGCGCCAGTTGTCGCTGGGCGTCTTGGGGATGGGGGTGGACATCAACTCCAGGACAGAGGACAGCGCCACATCTGATTCGCAAGGCGCGGCCTCTGCCCGCACGGGCGGCGCATTGCGGCGCAGTAGGTGGGACTCCCCAACGTGCCACAGGAGGGACAGGGAGCAGGCGGCCAAATACCAGGGCCACCGCTTGGAGTGCAATCGGTACATGCCGCCAGTGGACCACGGCTTAACCCGCAAGTCACGCTCGGCTTGACTCCCGGGCGACATGCACACAGACTGGCGTCATGCTCTCGCTAATCCGCCGACTCTTTCGCCGTGAGCCGCCGCACCTGAGAGGTAGGGTGCCCGCCGAATGTGGCGTGGGCGTCTTTGATGACCGGCATTGCGCGTGGCCGTGGGCCAGCGGGGCACCGGGTGAACCCGCTTCCTGGTGCATTCACCAGCACCGTGCGAATGGGGATAATGCCTGTGGGCACTACGACGCCCCATGGCGAGACCGCGACATGGAGGCAGCGCGCTCCGCCCAGCGGGCCTCAGAGGCCCAGCAACTTGCCATGCACAATGCTATCGCTCCTCCAAGGTTCATCGCGGCCAGGGACTGTTGGCACCACGATTCCATGGGGCTCCCCTTGACCGACAGGGCCATTTGGACGCCCGACATTGTCGAGTGCGACTGTCCAGCGAGGCCGAGCCCAGCGGAGAATGCCAAGCGCTACTCGCGCCCAGAGTGGACGTGGTAACCTGCACGGATGGCGCCGAAACTTCCCGTCCGCAAGATCGACGAAGCCGATTGCCCCGACTTGCCGGGTGACTCCAGGACGCAGTTGCTGGAGCCACTCAACCGCAACCTGGACGTCCTGTCGCTGGCGCTGGATGCCGGCCTGACGCTGGCCAACCAGCGTGTCCTCGTCAAAACGGTGCAGGTGATTGGCCCCGACGAGTGGGTGCCGCTCACGCTGGCCCCCAACTGGGCCGCTGGCCTGGACACCTCGGCGCCGTCCCCAGCTTACCGCTACAGCGTTGACGGCCTCTGGACGGAGTTGAGGGGTGCCGTCCGGTGGACGGGCGGCGGGAGCCCCGCTAGTGGGACGCTGGTCGCCACGCGCCTGCCCACCGCGACGGGTCGATGGCGGCATGTGGTGGACTCCGCGACGGGCTATGGCCGCGTGGACTCGTTTGGCGATGGGACGCTGACGTACGTGACGGGCGGTGCGGCGGACCTCTCGTTGGCCGGCGCGCGCTACGAGGTGGCCAACCCCTCGTTGCCTGCTTGGGCCAAACCTCTCGACGTCGTCCTAGGGGAGGTCAACAAGCCCCCCATGGGGCGCCCCGAGGACGTGCGCATTCTCTATGTGGAGCGGGAGGACAAGCAGCTTCCGGGCCCCGTGTCCATTGAGGGTTGGGTGGCGGGCCCCGTGTCTGCCGACAAGCGAAGCACCGTTCGCTTCAAACGCATCAACGGCCTTGCGCAAGGCGTCAAATACCGAATCACCTTCCTCTTCCAATTGCCGGACTAGTCCACTTGACACGCCAGTAAGTCCGTGCGAGTCTGCGTGCATACCGAGGGAGGCAGCACATGGACACGATGCGGATTCGGACGGATAGCGGAGTCGTGGAGATGCCCGCGCGGATGCCGGACAGTTTCACCTTCGAGGTGTTCCTTCCCTCACGGGGGGTGAGGACGTTCACCGCGTTTCTCGACAGCCGTAACGTCGCGCTGGCGGAGGTGCGCGACGTGCTGCTGGCGTCTCCGGAAAGCGACCCTCGCGTCGATGACCCCTACGAGGTCGACGCGGATGAGCAAGGGGCCGCCGACGAAGCGGCGGGAGACATCATGGAGCGCTTCTGCGAGTTGCTGGGGCTGACGTTCGCCCGGCCTCAGCCCGTGTTCGTGGCTGGCCCTCTCCTGCCCATTGCCCTGGCGTACGGCGCGGAGGTGAGGGCCTACCAGTCGCTGTCGGCGGCGTGGTCCTCGTTGCACGGGCATGGGCACCCCTACCCGCAGCCGGACCCGACGCTGGACATGCTCCGAGACGGCCCCTCCTCGCAGGCCGTGCGGATGCTGGAGACATTGCTGGAGAGGACGCTGGACCGCTGCGTGCTGGAGCAACAGGCCAGGGCGAAGATGGCCGAGGCGGCGCACCGCAACGGCGACGAGGCCGCGCCGGGCAGCGAGCGGGGCTTCTCTGGGCGCGGCTTTGACGCGACGGAGGCGCCATGAGCGCCAAGGACTTCGCGGCCAGCCTCCGTCGTCTCGGCGCCTGTGGCGAGGCGCGCACGTGGGCAAAGGGCAAGACTCTCCAGCAGGCGTGGGAGGAGTGTCCTCGCGGGGACTGGCTCCTCTGGCTCGCCGGCCACGCCGGGGTCGACCGCACGGTGGTCGTGCTCGCAGCGTGCGCCTGTGCGCGAGGCGCGCTCAAGCACGTCCGTCCGGGCGAGGAGCGCCCGCTGCGTGCCATTGAGACGGCCGAGGCATGGGCGCGCGGAGCCGCCTCGGTAAGCCTGGAGGACGTCCGCAAGGCTGCGCGGGCCGCCGACGCCGCCGCCGCCTACGCCTTCGCCGCCTTCGCCGCCGCCTACGCCGCCTACG